TTAACGATATTCATTTGTTTTCTCCTCCAAATTTGTAATTCTTCGTTCGTGATCTTGTAACTGCTCATCGTGATGGATAAAGTGCTTATCTCCATCTTCAAAGCGTTTATTAGCGTGTTTATGCCATTCGTTCCAATCTTCAATATTTTTATTGAGCTTTTTAAGATTTTGATTGATTGGGTTAAGAACTTTATCAATTAAATTACTAATTAATTTATGTGCCCCGCCAAATACCGCCGTCCCAATCACTAGAATTGATCCCCACTCAGCCCAGCTAAGACTAAGGAATGAATGAATTGTAAAGATGTGCATTGCCTGTTGCCACCCTCTTTCTTAAAGCCGCCCATAAATAAGCCCCGCTCGATTGAGTGAGGCTTTTGTGTACTGTGTATTTCTTTGGCGACTATTTATTTTTCTATGATACTGGTTGAGCAGCCTGTGTAGCTGATTGACTATAATCTAGGCCAGTAATCGTTTTAAAATCATCTTGAGTAATCAAGCCGGTAAGGACAGCATTACGCTCATCCTGAACCGTAAATAGTTTTAGCTCGAACCAGAGCTTAAATAGGTCAAGCATTGGCATTATCTCCCTTATTTTTCATTGTTTCTGATTAGCTAATTGCAAGCTCATTACCTGTTTAGTTAGTGATGCTAGTAGAGTCAATTGAGACAGTTGCATATTGTCCCCTTCCCACTCCTGCTTTTCTAAATTAAAGTGTGAGTTTGAGATTGGATAGGTGGCCCCATTAAAACTTGTTGTATAGGGTGGAATGCTTGTAGAGCATTCCGGTTGGTTATCTGCATAGATAACATTTTTGAACAGATTGTTTTGTTCAGTATCGTATAAGTACCATTATTGCATGAAATGGCCTCCTTCCTAATACCAGATTGGATAGCTCAGAAATTGTGTGCCCGATGATGCTACTTTTTTGTCCAGAAGGTTGGGATCAAAGTTTAATGGGTTGTCGACTAGTTCTTCGGGCATAACGCGGAGAAACATATCTGCAAATTTCGTAATTTTTCCTGGTGCCTTCTGTACTGTCCAAGGATGAGCTGCACGTCCTTTATCAACTTGTTGCGTTGCATTAATTTCATTAGGCACTACGAAGAAGCGTCTGACTTTAATGTGCCCTTCAGTTAAGCCATCCCAAGCTAATGTCAGTGCGTGGACATCATAAGCACTCACATCACCGACAGTTATATTAGCGATAACTCTTACGTTCCAGTAAGATCGATCTACCGCAAATTCGCGTTGATAAGCTGTTGAGTTTACCCTAGCAATAGTGCTACCAGCGTTGATCTTAAAGTTGGCAAAGCCTGCATTGAGATCAACGTTATTATAGTTTTCAGGGGGATCAAAACTTACATCGCAACCAACTGTTATCTTTGCCATTGAGGAGATTAATCCATGATCATTACCAGAGAGTGTGATGTACATCTCGCCACTGTTTGAGTTAGCTTGCAGAAACGCTCCATAGTTATCGTAGCTAGAATACAAAGAAACATTTTTTGAAGTAAAAATTGGAACATCATAGCCGAACACTTTGTAAGAGATTAGATCATCGCTGATTAAATTCCTGACCGAGCTGATGTTCCCATAGTTTAGTTGGTTGTATCCCTTTAATTTACTACCGTTAGTTTGGCAAACATTTAATCCAGATAAATCATTGTAATGTGCCGTATACCAATTTGTGACAATGCTTCCTTCAACATAACCGTCGAACACATTATCGCGGAAGTTGTTCAAATTAGTCGTGTTGGCATTTGGCATAACTGATAATCCGCAAGCTCCTTTGCCATCATCGTCCCAGCCATGAAGCATAGTGAACTTGTTTCGATCCCCAAATTCGACACGAATCCCAATGATGTCATTAGGATCATAAGTTTTGCCTTCAGCTTCCGGAATTGCCTCAAATTGAATGTTGGTGAAAAGATTCTGTGCAATTTCCAGCGAGCCCGTCTGACTAGAAGTCAAGTACAAGGCTGAATGTGCGAAGCCAGTTACTGTCACATCACGTACTGAATTGCCATTGATCCACACTTTCTGATTAGAGACAAATTTGATACCATCATAGACAATTTCGGCTTCGACATTGCTGATACTAAGATTATAGATGTTTGCGTTGTCACCACTAGCCGCTGTGACAATTCCATAAGTTTTGATTCCATTAGAGCCATGCAGATGCAGATTCTTAATGGTTGAGCCGCCAACACCACGACCAACACCGCCTAATTTAATCAGTATAATGTCTTTCCCGTTGTTAATCGCGTCAATACTGAAATTACTGATTAGTGAATTTGAGCCAACTTCAAATAGGTAAGCGATTCCTTTGGTTAGTAAGGTTGTGTTTGACCTATTATCAATCCCAACTAAGTCTACCTTGTTTGGAATAGTAAGTTCACTGGTAATCACATAACTGCCTTCAGGAATAATGACACGTTTGATTGCGCCACTTCCTGCCTGGCTTAGCGCATCTTGGAAAGCTTTAGTGTCATCAGTATTACCGTCACCAGTTGCGCCTAAATCCTTGACATTGAGCCCATAAGAACTAAGAAATTTAGTAACTGCATCTTGAATTTTATTTTCAAACGTAGCAGCTTCAGCCTGCGTAAACAGCCCGTCCTGTTTAATCTTAACTTCTAGATCGGTGATCCGGTTCTGGAGCGTTTGAAGCATGGTCTGTGTGCTGATCCCCATCTTATTGAGGGAGTCAAACAGATCTTGAAGCTTCTTGTTCCACTCGTTCAGCTTGTCTTGGAGCTTACCGTCAGCGTTGTTAACGATTTGTTGAAGCTGGTCATACAAGTCCTCAAACGGCGTAATGTAGTCGCGTGGCACCAGACCCGAGATCACCTTGTCGGCCAGAACGTCCAGATCAAACTCCAGCGTCGTTACTGAGTTGCCATCCTTGACAATACGGAAAAAGGCTTGGCGGTAAGAACCAGCGACTGTAAAGGCATGGCCGGGCATGTCGAAACGGAAACGTCCGGCAGTTGGGTCAAGGGCAACGTAGCCTTTATCATCAATTATCCGGAAGTCGCCGGCGGAATTCTTCGGAAGTAAACCTTCAAACCAGACGTTGCAGCCGGTTAAGTCTAGGGGTGTCCCGTCTTCGTTCTTGATATTGACAAAGACTTGCCGCATGCTTCGTTCGTATTGCCGTGCTTGAACCCAGTTGGTATTGCTGCCATCAAAGTCAATTTTGAAGTCCTGAATATCTTTAACTAGACTTCGGCGGTCTTTCCCAATCGTATAGGTCAACGTTTGTGACATTAAATCAGTCCTTTCTCTTGTAGAATTTGTTCAACAGCCTTTTCAACTGTCGCGTAGTCTGTTCCCAGTGCAACATGTTCAATTTTTGTCTTCCACTCGCCTTTAGCAGCTTTCACTTCATCGTGGGTTGCTTTCTGTTTATCTAGGTTGTCGAGGCGAGTGGTTAGCTTATCGTTATCTTTTTTTCTTATTTCAATTTCTTGATCTGTTTTTTCTTCAACTTTCTTCATGCGCTTAAACAATTCACCAGACGTTCGATCATATAATTCCATCCCTTGCGCAATAGCTTCACGCACATCCTTACCATAACCTTTGTGACGGATAGCATCAGCAATCTCCTTCATGCTATGGTCGGTTTCCGAAAAAGGCTCATAGTCATAAGTTTCACTTGCCATTCTCATCGCCTCCTGCTGTTAGTTTTTCGACCTGTTTCTTTAGTTCGTTAAATGACTCCATTGACACATATTTAGTCGGCAGATCATCATCAACCACTCTATGAAGTTGTTTCATATCAAATTGCAACTGAGCAACATCCTTTGAATTAGCGTTATCAGTTACCTGACCGCTAGACTGACTTGTTGTATTGCCAAGCCGTGCAAAGCGATTATCAACATTTACTTTAAAATTTAAAAACTCCTGCTGATTGCGGGAGTTTTCCAGTTGGTAGTCGGTTATACCTAACGCTTTATCGCCAATTGTTAGTGTTGATGCATGTGGCTTTAACAGGTCGATTGCTTTTTGAGTTATCCGTAATAGTTGTGTCTTAGCTACATTCGGATTGATAAACATATATCGATCCGCAACCTTAAATGACTTAAAGTTAGCCATATGCAGTTCCAAAGCCGACACTTCCCAACTCTCTGGAATACGTTGAGCATCAATCCACGCTCTCGCTTGTTGCAACAAGATATTAGGATCGTCAACACCATCGAATTCCACTTTACCTTCAATAATTCCAAACTCTTGTTGCAAGTCTGGAATATCAATGTAGTCCTTGCCATCGTTTACACTGGTAATGGTTAATTTAGGACGCGGAGCATTACTATTATCAACGGTTTGCGTGCCAGACTGTGGTTTTGAGCCATCTCCACCTTCCTTAATTAGCTTTTGCGGGTCAAGCCAGCCACCAGCTTCTGAATAAGAATTCCTGACCGCTTGATAAAAGTCCATTTTTGTTATACCGATATGCACATGATCTGTATCACGGTAACCAATTACATCGCCGGTTTTTATCTTCTGACCAACGTTAACAATAATATTGCCAGGAGAACTGAACGCTTCCTGATAAACGATATTAAAGCTATCAGACGAATGAGTAACAACGTAATTCCCAAGGCCAGCCATGTATGACTTAATAATGACTGTCCCACTATGAATACAGTGAACATCACGACCAGGATGATCGACTGAACCAAAATCAAGACCATCATGAAAATCGGTGCCACCACGTCCAAACCATCCTGTATGGCCAAAACGTTGAGCAGCAGAGAAATTACCTTCTCCGATGTTAGGAAATGGCCATCCCCACGAGCCAGTATCAACCACCTTTATCGGTTCCTTGCTAATTGGCGCCCCATGAGGTGACCACCCACCAGAACCGGCAATCTGTTGTCGCCAGTTAGGAATGTTCATGGTCGCAACTAGCTGACACAAGCCCGAGCCTTGACCAACCCAAGTAGTGAATGGTTCCCGTGCATAGTACCTGAAAGTCCGTTCAACAAACTGCATTAATCCTTTAGACGGAGTACCGGCCTGAGCATTGCTATCCCAGTTGTTAACAGCATTTTCGTCTCCAGTAGATTCAATCCGAATTCGGTTCTTCAAGCTAGTAATATCGACATCAGATAGGTGTTCACCAACCAACTTGGCTGCATACTGTATGACGGGAGTCCAATCGCCGTTTACTGGTTCTTTGGCTCCATCGCCAAAACTACCATCGCTATCACCGGATACTTCAACTTTTTCTGGATCTAGAGTCTTCCCCAAAGGTATTACCCTAGTAATCACCTTTGTCGGATCAATCTGCATACTTGCCGACTTCATATTCTTGGCTAACTGGATTGGCGTGTCATCCTTATGGTCCACCCCAATATCAGTCAGATAATCAAGGTAGTTTGGGCCATTAGGGTTGTAAGTCGTGACGATATATCCGCCCAATGATTTAACCAGCTTGTCATTAATTGCTTCGCTAGTTTTAGGGTAGTCAATTTGGCGATACTGGTTATCCTTGTTATTAGTGACGTTCACATTTCGAACTTGGAATTGCTTGTATTCCGGTACTTGTGAATTGTGAACACCAATCAGTGTCTCCAGGAATTCCTTTGGCGTTTGACCAACACCTTCATAGAAGCGTTGAGTGCTATCCATCAAGTACGCCTCAATGTCCTCGAAGATATACTCACGGGTAAATTGGCCACTCTCTTCCATTGACTTTTTCGGCTTGATTGCCCGTCCTCGAAAAATAAGCTCATTGTCATCGTAGACGTTAACATGAGTGTGGTAAGGACGCACATTATCCCACAATGGACTCGCCTGATTAACAGTAAGAGTTAAATCATCGATGTCAGACTCTTTAAGCGTGAGTTTGCCTGAGCTAACATACCGATTGACTCGTGGGTCCAAAACAATAAAACCTGCCTTGTCGGTTGGCTCATTGTAACCAATAATTCGATACACTAGATCATCTCCTCCCGCTTAAACTGAAATTCAATTGTTCCATTCCCAGACAGATGAATCTTGTTGTCACCCATCTCCAGTACGATTGTGGTTGTCTTGTAATTATCCTGAGTTAAACCAACTTCACCGATTGAATCGTTCTTCAACGTCACGAATCCGGAAAGCTGGAATGAGCATTCTACCGGCCGTGAGCCAATATTCCTAACATTGATATCTTGATCACCATTGACGGTGAACTTTACTGGTTGCCAGATCCAATGATCAAAAGCAACGTCATCCCAATAATCAGTGCCTTCATTGTGGTTCGTATAGGCGAATGGATATGCCTTGAAAGTAATCGTTGCTGTCATTGTTCCCTTGTCCTGGTCATCTTCGACTTCAACACTGGTACACTTGGCAGACCAGTAGTACACCGGATCATGAGAATCAATCAGCTTACTATAACCATGTGGCAATAGCTGCCGCTTAAGCTCTTCCTCATAAGCTTTCCGTTCCTGGTAAATCTTGCCAAAGTACATGAACTTATAAGTCAACTCACGGATCTTAAAAAAGCGTTCCTGATCATACATAGAGAAATCATATTCTCCTTGCATGTAAGGGACGCTTTCTGTTATCTCCTGTTCCTCAGGTGTAGTTGCCGTTCTCTCAGTTAACCACCAATCAGAATCAGCAGAATTAAAACCGGCAAAGTCAATATATTCCAAATTATCCAGATATTTAGGTTTTGCATTCGTTGGTCCTAACCCGCGAAACACATAATCATTACTGAAAAATCTCATCGACTCCACCTGTCTTTCAATGCTGTATTTTGCCCTAACCGTTGATCATACTGAGCGGCAGTGTAACCAACCAACGTGCCATCATCAAGAACCATTGTTGTATCCTTGGCAGCAATTTGTCGGAGTAAGCGGTTATTTTCGACTTGTAAGGCACTATCCTTTACGGCTAAACTACCAGCAAAATTAGTAGCTAACGCACCGTTGAACCTACTAAAGCCAGCCAAGTAGTCAGCTTGGGTACTTGAAACTAAGTCGCTAATATGCCCCGCCATGTCACTAACGTTTGATTGAACTTCACTGAATCCATTAATTAAGCCGGCATTCAAGCCACCCATAATCGCTTGACCAGCCGGAATTAGCAACTTCCGGTCATAGCTGATTGGCCCCTTATGGTCTTTAATCCATTTGCCAATCCCGCTAATGAAATTCTTGACGCTTTCCCAAACTGATTTCAAACCCTTCAAAAACGAGTTCATGATGGCCCGACCAGCAGCACCAAGGTCAATTTTGACCACTGACTTAATGTAGTTAACCCCAGCACTAAACAGGCCTTTAATTCCATTCCATACCGAACTAACAACACCTTTTAAGCCATTCATAATAGAACTAAACACGCTAACAATACCGCTTAAAATTGTTGATACAATACTTCCAATTGCTCCAAGGACGGTTGACACAATATTTTGAATTGCATTCCAAGCTCCTGACCAATTGCCTTGTAAGATGTCGGTAATCGCTGTAACAATATCAACAATCACCCGTAGTCCAGCAGTAACAACCGTTCCAATAACGCTCCATACCGTGCTAACAACAGTGACCAATATGTTCCAAATGGTTGTCCAAATAGTAACGATTACTGAAATTCCTGTGGAAATTACTGTTCCAATCATAGAAATCGCTGTCGTAATTACTGCAATTACTAATTGCCAAACGATTTGAATAATTGGAATAAGCATGTTCCAAACAGTTGTAAATACTCCGACGATGGTAATTAAAACACTACCAACGACAGCAACAACTCCAGCTATTACAGGAGCTAAAATTGTCACTAAGCCTTGCCAGATCGTAACGATTAGATTAACAACGGCTTGAACAACACTAACCAAACCTTGCCAAATAGGCGCAGCTACGGCCATAATTGACGTCCAAATGCCACTAAAAAAGGTCACCAGTGATTGCCAAATTGGTTTAATGAAATCGACGACCGCGTTTATGGCGTTACCGATTGCACCCCAAACACTACTAGCAATTCCCACTAGATTTTGCCAAGCTCCACTAAGCCATGAAACAAAACCCTTCCAGAGTTTTTGGCCAGTCTTAGTTTTGGCAAAGAAAAAGACTAAGGCCCCAACAACGGCGACGATCGCTGCGGCCGCAACCACCCACGGGTTGAGGCTCATAACCCAATTAAGGATTTTCATTGCGCCAGCCGCAAGCTTTGATTCGGCACTCATGTTTGATAACGCAAACTTCAGCAAATTCATATCTTTAGCGACTGACGAAGCAACTTTCAATACCGTAAGACTACGTTTTAGCGCCGATAGCATTGGTGTTACTTTTTGAATCCCAGCAAAAGCGCCGATAAAACCTAACACCCCAACTGCAGCCCCTTTGAAAATATCGTTGCTAAACGCACCTTTGATCAAATCAGCAAGCACCTTAAAGGCCGGAGCGACGCTTTGCAAGGCGGGACCAATTGACTTTAAGCCATTTTCCATCATCGTCCCAAAATTAGCGATGATTTCTGCAATGCTTGACCCAGTAACGCTCTTAACAAACTGGTCAAAGGCTTTGATCGCTTCCGCAGTTCCCCGCGTGATGGCCGTCTTCATATTTTGAATTGATGTCCCGATCCCGGCGGTGGAATCCAATGCAATCTTGTGAAGTGACTTTAAGCCACCGCCACCGTTCTTATCTAGGTCAATTAAGGCATCTTGGAAGTCCTTCACCGAAATCTTGCCTGACGATAGACCGTCTTTTAACTCAGCAGTGGTCACACCCATCTTCTTTGCGATTGCGTTCAACGCTGGCCCCATGTTGGACTGCATCATCGAGTTCCAAGTTTGGGCATCGATCTTGCCGTTCGCAAAGGCTTGGGAAAGCTGGACAACGGCATTGTCAACGTCCGCTGTCGAACCACCAAAGCCGATAATGCCGTCATTTAAGGCGCTAAAAACCTTCTGTGACTTCCCCAAGTTACCCGTCGAAGCCGCGATCATTTGAACGCCCTTAACCGCACCGTCAAGCGACGTCGGCAAACCATTAATCGACTTCTTCAAGCCCGTCATGGCGCTAGCGGTTTGCTTGGCTGAAAAGTCCATGTTGCTAAAGGTCCGGTTGGCGTTGTTCAACGTATCAATCCGATTAATGGCTGCACCAACGGAATCTTTTACCATTCCAAACGCTTTCGCCCCCACAGCAAGTAGCCCCATGGCACCGGCTAGATTTTTAATTGAACCCATGGCCGCGCCCGAACTCCGGGCTGTGCTATTGGTCCGACTGATGACATCACTTAACGAATTAACAGCTTCTTCCATCGTTTTGGTGAAATTCCGATCCACAGCGGACAAAACTGCTTCAATACTCATACTTTCGGCCATTTAATCCGCCTCCCTTCGCCATGCGGTCATGTCAATTCGGCCTAGTTTTTGTAGACGTTTAAACTCCTTGAAACGTTGCATGAAGATTTGACTGGCTTGGCGTCTGCTCGACGTAGCCCCCAAGTAGTCATCACCGAAGCGCTGCCTGATTTGATGTTCGTAAGCTTCGCGGTCGAAAAACTTCTTAAATTTGCGGTACTTCGGTTTCGGATTCTTCTTCCCGGTTGTGGCTTGAACGGTCTGATTCATCCACGCTTGGGTTGCTAAATCCGTTTGTCGCTCTAATTGGCGCAACTGGTAAGCTTCCAGCCGCAAGTGATACTCACTCCACGTCATGCGGTCAATCTCTCTCATGTCATTCATTCCCAGATAAGCTAGCGCCGTGAGTTTAATTTCCCGATACTGTTCGGCAGAACTCGGCGCTGGCTCATCTAGGCTTTGAGGTTTTTTACCGCCACCTTAACAGCATTTGCTTCCGCCATTTCGTTCAGTACCGTGTCAAACAAGCCTTCAATGTCAGTTTTGGGGTTATCAATCAAAGCATCAATTTCACTTCGCGATGGCCGTGACTTGTTATCCCACGCCGCAGCATAAATCACGTCCGACAAAACGGCTGCGTCGTATGATTTCAAACTTGGAACCGTCCTAGCCAATCCCATTCCAAAGTTTTGCTTGACGCCCTTCACCGTGAGTTCCATTCCGGCAATTTTATCTAGTTCCCGTACGAAGCGTACCCCAAAGTTCAGCTGCAACGCCTTGCCATTTAACTTAACTTCCATTATTTTTGCCCTCCTGTTTTATCTGATGGCGCATCAGTTGCTTCAATCCCGACCCCATTGTCGGTATTGCTCCAAGCTTGACCATTGCCATCAGTCCCGTCGTCCTTGGCAGCTCCTTCAATTACCCCAACGCCCCGGAAAATATAGGCTAGTTGGGATTCTTGTTCATTACTTAATTCCGTCCAGCCCCGAACTGGCCCATAATCAACCGTGATTGTGGTGTCCCGAGAAGATACGTCGTCCGGGTCGTTATCGTTTGAATCTTCGGTGACCTTTCGCCGCATGTAAAAGGCAAAGTATTTTCCCGCCGTATTCTTGCGCTTCCGATAAATGATCCAGAACTCCATTTCTTCCTGATCGAAAAGCGAATCGTAAAGTTGATCCGCAATCTCACTCCAGTTGTTGACGAACTCCACTTCCAAGTCCGTTTCCAGTGAGGAAGTCGTTGCTACTGATCCAGACTTCGTTACTGTGTTGTCACTGTCACGTTGTGGATCAAATGACAGCGAAGTTTGATAAGGGACTAAATGACCTGGTTCAGTCTTAGCAGCGGAAAGCTTCCGTGCATACAAAACCACGTCAATACCCTGCAATGCAGGAATATCTTGTGCCATATTTTTATTCCTCCTAGTTCAAATTAAAAACGAGTGTAATGACACCATGATATAAGACAGTATCAGGAACACTCGTATCCGTTAAAATTTGTTGATCCTGAGCAGCTGGACGACCAACAAAGTGAAAATGCTTTGTTCTAATTGCCCCAGCCCCCAGTAGTGATAGTTGATTAATTACTTTCGTAACCAGTGGGCGGTTTTCAGCGTCTCCCCACACGTCTAAGGTTTGACTGATTCGACCACCCAATGCATCCTTATAAGTTACTGGTAAAAGCTGGGTCATCCCCATCGCAATGAAGGGATACTTAGCATTTTCACTTTCCAGTGGCAGATGGTCATAAACTGTGTAACCTAGATTCTCACATTCAATCATAAGCTGATCAAACAACTCTTGTGATGGGTTCATTTCATCACCGCCTTTAATTGGTTAATGAATTTCACTGACTGATAAGCAAAAGCTGGATGCAAGGTTGGCCGTGCCGACATGAAACGTGTTCCAAACTCCAAGTAAGAAAAATATTCTGTATGAGGAGCAATAGTAGCAGTCATGCCGGCTTGACTCAGTTCATTAGTAATGCTTCGAGCCGTTGTACCCTTCGAATAGCCAGCCGTATATGCCGCCTCCATATTGGCAACCGTTTTAGCTTTCAACTGCGCCGCATTGTTTTTTACAATTGGCCGTACCTTTGAGGCCAGCAACTGTGGGCGTTTACTCAGCTTAGCCTGGAGTTCTTTGGCTCCTTGAAGTTTAATCTGCATTATCCTTCCCCCACAATCAAAGAGACGCCCTTCAGCGGACGCCTTTCAGTATTCAGACGGTACTTTACCGGACTATCATCAATGGTTAAATACGACCAACTGACCGTTACTGGTTCGCTAAAACGAATTGTCTTAGCTCGCTGGTCATACTTGCCGAACAGCTCAACAGACCGGTTAGTACCAACATCAGTCACGTTTCCATACCGTGTGGCCACCAATTCAGTACCACCCTCATACTTCGAAGTGTGCGGGTTGTAGCGGCGCTTAGAATCAGAATAGAAACTAATCTTGCTGTCCATTCGCATTAGTATCACCTCGATACGGGTTAATGAACTGAACTTTGCCTAAGGTCTGCACGTCTTTTTGATTACGCCGTTTCCAAAGGTTAATATCGTCTAAGAAATCATCAAAGTCAGAAGCTTTGAAAGTGATTGACTCACCTTCCTGACTATAAGCAGTCATCCCTTCGTTCTTGATCCGGTTAAACCGACGGACACTGACTTCTAACTCGATATAGTCCAGCTCCGGAGGCACTGTCTTACTTTCCAGCTTAAAGCACAGAGCATGGTCTGTATTTGTAATGATCAGGTTGAGCAAGTCATCCTGGTCATTATTTTTTAGGCCAAGCATTGTCTTCAAATTCTCAAGTACATCTGTTGTCTCGGCTTGCTCACCCACGATTCATCACCTACTTACCAGCATCAGTCGGTGCACTGATAGTTGACAGAACAATACCATCAAGGCGTTCAGTCGTCAGAACACTAGCCATTGTTACAACAGTTTCGTAAGTCAGATTGTTATTAACAGAATCATGAGTTACACCGATCAAACCAGTTTCATCAGAAGTCATGTTGAACAGCTGGCCAACCGAAGAAATCGGGGCATAGAAGTAATTAATATTATCAGCTACAGTAGCAGCAATTGTGCCTTGCTTTACAGCGCTAGTCAGAATGATGGTGTTAAAGCCAAGGAAGTTTTGAATATACTGCAGGCCGAAAGTGTTCTGTACATCAATCTTCTGATTCCCTAACCAATCATACAAGTCCAGTGGATTAGCAAAAGCAACAGTTTGGGTGTCGTAGTCTTCCCACTTTATGGCAAGTTGACCAAGTGCTGCGGCCATAGCCTTCTGGAAGTCAGCACCAGAAGCAGTGGTTTTGCTTGCATTAGCCTTAGTAATGTAATCAAATAGATCCTTCTTAACGTCCTTTTGAACTTCACGAAGCAACTTGTTATCAGTATCAACAATAGCCGGAGTTACACCACCAGCAGATTGAATAGCTTCAATTGATGTCTGCTTACGATACTTCTTAAAAGCCAGAGTAAGAGTATCAGCCAGCTTACGAGTTACCTTACTCAGTGGGATAACTTCACCTTCACCTACTGCACCATCAACCTTAGTCACTTCAGACTTGTAGATTTTAATTTGTGATCCAGCAGTCATCGGATGCATTCGTACCACACCAAGTGCATTCAGTAAAGTTTGAATGCCTTGAGTAAACTGTTCGGTAAAATCGATAGACTGTGCAACCAAATCTGCACTTGTCGTTAAATTAGTTTCAGCCATTTAAAAGTCCTCCTATTCATAAATCGACATATTGTCTGTGATAGCTTTGACCCGTTTAAGCGGATCCTTGATCTTCCTAATGTCCGCCTTGCTCATTCCATTAGCAGTCTTGCCATTACTTCGTGGGGTTGTTCCACGTAAGGCTTCCTTCTTAGCAGTGTCACGAATGGAATTGACGAAATCTGTAATAGCACTGATATTGTCAACCGTTTGCTGTTGGTCAGTCGAAACCACCATCGCTAGTACTTCATTAGGAACATCCAGACCATCTTCCCGGAATGCTTCACGCGTGGACTGCAAGTCCTTCTCACGTTGTAATTGAGCTTTCAAGTCAGCGATCTGTTGATCCTTTTCATCATCTTGTTTTGTGGTTTTCTGTTCCTTCAGCAATTCTTTGACCGACATCTTGCCAGACTTCAAGTCTTCTAGCTGTTGATTAGCTTCATCCAATTTCTGCTTGTAGTCATTCTTTGAAGCAGTGATCTTATCAATTCGCTTCTCAAATTTAGCCGTTAAACGGTCAACTGCACTGTCCTCTTCCTTAGGCTGATCCTTTGGGGCTGGATCCTGGCCCTTTTGCGGATCGTCCTGCAGTTGAATGCCAGTGTTTTGTTGCGCTTGTTCTTCGTTTTCTGCCATAAGTAAACCTCCTATGCACGCATTTATTGACTTGGGAGTCATTCTCGGGCCTTATTTAACGTCCACAGCTCACGGGAACGGACATAAGAAAAGGGATAGCCAGCCGGTAAGCTATCCCCCGTAAAATAAAAAGCACTCACAGATTAGTGTGAATGCTTAGAAGCCCGGAAGCCAATCTCTGACTTCCTTAAAAATACGATATGCTTTTTTCATCATAGAATTTTCTGCTAAATATTGTAAGCCTTCAATAGTTATTGAAACATTATAAAGGCCACCAATAATAATGCCTTCAATTTTGGTTGGCGTAAATTTTACTCCTGAAATATAACCATGTTCGCTTAACATTTTCAGCGTGTTTGCAAACTGAGCTTTGCTGATATTGAATGTATCAGCATTAAGAATATTTGGATCAGGTTTAATTCCATTCTCATAACAGTACTTAAGGTAGCTTAGTATTTTATACGCTACCGTAAAGAAGTCATTATTACTCATAATTACCTCCGAGAATTAAGCTCGTTATCTAGCCATTTCCAAAGCAGAAATGAGTTTGACTGGTTTTCAAATTAGTAAGACTAATCAAAGTTTTCTTCAGATAAGCAAGCGAAAAAATGTACTTCAAAGTATCCTCAAAACCATTTACTACTAGATTATGATCTTTCTTACTCAAAGTGGCTGTGCCATTTTCTATATCTGAATGCAACTTAAAGGTATATGAATCTTGATCATCATGTACAATGTCAACGACTAAGAAGCCCATTATTTCCGCCTCCTTTTCTTTTTCTTGGCTTTCACCAAAGCCTCACCATAGTTATATGTTTGATTAGTTTTGTCATGGGCTTCCTCATAATCAAGCCCTTCATCATCCATATAGTGTGCTTCCAAACTTTCGTGTTCCAACATAATTATATCATAATCAAAAGCATTGCCTTCATTAAGACGCTGTAGGCTTTGCGCCATATCATAATCAGGGTAAAAATGTTGTAGTGACCTATCAGTGCCATTCTGTAAATTATACTTTGAATCAAGAATATGCTGCAACGCTGTTGATACAACAGCTTCTGTTAACCCACTGTTCGCCATCATATTATGAATTAAAATGTTCCGTTTAGAATTTCGTAGTTCTTCATAATACAGTCTGGCATGCTTAGACCGCTTAACCATATATGGATCATTCTCGTTATTTAATGCACCTGAAAGTGCACCACTATCTGAAGCATTCACAGTTGTTTCCGAAATTGCGCACCGACAATTAGGATGCACTGGAATTTCAGGAACTTTACTGATCTTGTAAATTCCTGGTCCCCAGCCGTTGTCCTTACGCTCAATAGCTTGGCACTCTGGACAAGCCTTAATCTCAGTAAACCACTGAACATATTCATAGCCATTTGCCTTAATGGAGTTCATTTGAGCGGTGAATTGAACCCGTGCTGATTCAGTCCGGGCAATTCGTTCGGTTACATAGCGCTGATTGGTTACCGTATCTTTGACCTCTGATTTTAACCGCCGAGCCATCTTACGTGGGTTCTGGCCTTGAATAATACCATCAGAAATAACAACATCCAGCTTGGCCTTCAATGCATCTTGATTGGCCCACAACCGATCTGAAAAGGTAGCTGAATTAGTCTGGGCCATTACAATCTTAGCAATCTTAGGCCCTGCCCACATTGATGGTTGAGCAGTAACCTCCATAATACCGGCCTGACGTTGGCATTCCTTAATGTAATCATCAGACAGTTTGGCCGTTAAAGCTTTGTCGGTTTCAGCAGTTGCCTCTGTCAAGTGGACACCAACCTGCGATTTAAGCAACTCCAGACGATTGATTCGCATTGTAGCATTATAAACTCGCATTCTTCGATTGACGTTATCAGACCAGTCGCCATAAGTCGGTGTTTGGCCTTGTGCCCGCATCTGATTAGCCTGTTCAACAACATGCTTGGCTTCTCGTTGATAAGCAGCCATCTGACCAGCAGTAACCGGCTGATATCCAGTGTGATTACCATTCTCATCAACAATAAGTGTGGCGTTCTCATCAATCGTCCGGTTAATTCCATCAATGGCCCGCTGATAATATTCAGCAAGCCGCTGATTAAACTTCTGATCGTTGTCCAGATTCTGCTTCATCCAGGCTGTCTCTTGCTGACGTCTTTTCTTCCAGTAAGCCGTGTTCCTGTTCGCCATTGTTCTCACCCTTTACTGCGTCCATTGCACTAGCCTGGTTTTGAAGTGCCTGTTTGACTTTATCCGCTTGTTCATCCTTGATCCGTTCCATTTCGGCCTGTGGATCATCAACACAAGACAAGATGGACAACTGCGTCTGTTTAGACACAATACCGTTCAAGGTTGACGCTGTTTGAGCTTCGTCTGCTAAGTTATCCGGTAGATTACGCTTGAAATGGAAGTCAAGATCTTGCCAAGCAGCAGAGTCATGAACTACTGTTCCAGTGCTGAATACAATTTGATACATCTGCCGCAATGCTTGTCGGAATTTACGTTCCTTATTGCTTGCCATGTTTCGCATGGAAAGCAGCTTATATTGAAGAGCAACACCAGATGAATTACCACTGAAAGCTTCATCGTTGAGGTTAGGCACCATTGCCACCTGGTAAATCAGTGTAACCAGCCGATCAATAATGTGTTCTTGCATCGTGTCGCCGTCTGGCTTGCTGATGAAGTCAACAGTGGCGTTAGTTGCATCAGCGTCAGGACTGTAGATCATCTGATTGCCAAGTAAGTTAGCATCTGGTAAACCATCGCCATCATGATCTAGGTCAATACCCAATACTTTCAGATAAGCATTGTCGAAGTATTCAACTTGGTTGGCCTTCTGTGACAGCACCTTATCCAATGAGTTAATCAATGTTTTGACGTTATCAAACACACCCTGGCGCTCTTCGTTGCCATAGAATTCAACCGCCGGCACAATGCCATATGGGTTAGGTTGTGATGCATCAATTAACTTACCACCAGCAAAAGCATCAAAATGATCGGCATAATAGATCACACCGGTTTGCTGACCGCTCTTAACGTCTTTCCAGTAACGAACAAAGCAGTAAGGCTGACGAGCAACTGTGTCATCGTAGACCATGAAACCTTCAGTTGGGTTCATGTACGCAACTTTCGTGTTGCTGTCCTCATCCTGATAAATAAAAGCAAACGAACGTCCGTAGATATCCGTTTGCTTGCTGATCTCAGATAATTTGTCTTGGAACGAATTAGCATCATTCCAGTTCTGTAATTCTTCATTGCTAGTATCATCATCTAGCGTAATCTTAGGCGGGATCCCAGTGAAGAACCCGTTATAAGTATCCACAATGTAATGTGGCAAGTTAGCAACCAGATGATTGTCCGGGCCAAACCGACGCGGTACTTGATGCAGAATGTCATGGTCACCGGTGTACAACTTCATGTTCTCCCGATAGTTTTTTGTATATTGATTATTATGGCTAATAAATGCATCCAAATCATTCATCGCTAAACCCGGTTCATCTTTGGGATAAACAAAAATATGTCCATCCAGCACCTGGCCTTTGCCATTAACTGTTTCAGCCATTCCAACACCTCCTAAATATAAATATTTTTAAGAATCGTTGCTTTCGGTGTGCCCATACCATTGATTTCATTTAGTGCATACCGAATAGCATCAATCTCGTGGTTATATGCATCGACCGGTTCATTGGTGTATTCGCCATTTTGCTTATCTTTCTTATAAGTGTAATTTTCAAGTTCTTCGATCGTCTTCACACAGCGATCATCAACCACCAGATGGTATTGCTGCATGAAGGCGATCCCCTGAATGATACTGTCCTTACCCTTCTTGGCTGGCCTAATTCTAGTGATGCCGTCACGCTTGATCTCAGCAATCGACTTCGGTTCGGCTGCATCAGCCGTGATGATTTCTTTGGAGTAACCCATCTGCTTGATCATCCGGGCAATATCATCGTTCAGCATACCGTGCTTAGCGTATTCCTCCATGACATAGAGCACATGATTATCCTGATCAACCTTAACGTGCATGAAGGCTGTCTCATCATTTGTGTAACCAAAGTCCATGCCAAAGTAAGAAGGAAGGTCTGATAACTTCTCCACACTCAGCCGTCGCTTGCTGAAGTCTGGAAAGACCAGTTTATCCAGCGTCGCAAACTCACCAAGAGTGTAGATCTTGTAGTAAGCGGGGTTGGTCCGTTTCAGATTCTCAATCGTCCTGATGTTGTCTGCATCCAAGAAGTGGTTGTCCTTGTACGTCGATTGATGAATTGCTACCCGTGAAGTATCAACAGTAACGGCGGGATCAAACCATTGCTTGTAGGTCCAGTTCAACTTACTAACCGGATTAAACATACAGAACAATTGGCGTTTCTTATGTTTAGGTTCACGTAGACGAAGAGTGAGTTGCGTAAAATCATCTTGCGTAAATTCGGAAGCTTCTTCCATCACCACATCGGATAATCCTTTAATGGACTTAATCTTTTCTGGGTCATCCATACCCTTAAACAGGAAAACCGCACCGTTCGGTAAATGAACAGTACGGTTTGATTTATTTACTCTACATAACGGTAACAATTGCCAATTTGATAAACAGTCAATTACGTCAGCGAAGATAGATTCTTGAATTGTTCGATCAACTTTCCGCAGCCATAGCACTTTGCGGGGATGTTTCCATTGCCGCAATGATTTAAGTACGACTTTCTGTACTACACCATGCGATTTACCAGAAGAAGCTCCGCCGTACCAAACTTCGATAAAGTGAGAATAATCAAAAAGGTTATCGTAAATCTGTTTATTGAAGACATTAGCAGGCTTAGGAAAATTAAGATTAATCTTCGTCATCATATTCCCCCATTCCCACATCAATCTGAACATCACCAGAAATAACTTTTTTATCAGTCCATGCGCCGTGACGCTTACCGATTAATTCCGCCGCTTTAATGCGATCTTTTGCTGACACTTCAACATCATCATAAACGCCCTTAGCAGTAGCGACAGATTCTGTTTGCTCGCCACGCATTACCGAAGTGAGATATTCCATCACTTCGGTCATATCAGCTGTTTTCTCTGACTGAATTTCTTCGTTACGTTTTTCAATAGCAGCTTTAATGACAGGTTTTGACAAGTTTTCAGTAGCTATTCGATTAGCTGTCTTCTTAGAATATCCAGCTTTAATTGCCGCCTGAGTAGCATTACCCGAGATAATGTACTCATCGATAAATCGCTGTTGTTTCTGTGTTAATTTTTGAGTAATACTACTCACCTCCTTAAAATAAGAAGTTAGCTATTTAGCTGACTTCTTTGTTATTTTCGAAGCAGATACAAAGAATTGCTAATTTTATATAATGAATTTCCATTATTACCTGAAATCTTATCTTTAAATTGCGCATAACTCATCCTAGTCATAACATATGCATCTTTTTTATCTAGTGTAACCTTATACACATTAAAAAATAGTGCAAGTATTGGATTAAAGTATACTAAGTCATAACGTATATACAAAATCATTATCATTATAAATATTAAAATACTATCGAAATATTTACTATTTCCTTGACCAACGCCTAATGTAGATAAAGGAACAATGTATGTCATTATATAACTAACAATTCCATCACCTATTTTTTCTGGATTAGTTATTTTCTTGTTATTTAATTGTTTTTTCTTGTAATGAGCAAGCTTAACTATAAATATAATAAGTGGGGATATTATAAGTAATAAAAGAGTAAATGTTAACCAATTAGAAAATATAATTTTTAGATTAAGTTTTTCATCACTTGAATTAAGTGCATCTATAAATAATATTAAAAATAATGGTGTAAATGAAACAAAAAACAAATTTATTTTATTTAAACAAAAACAAACAACAATAATAAGAAGAAGAATTAAAATATTAATTATTATCATTCCATAAAATCCCTTTTTAATAAAATAGTCCTAGAAGGTCTATCTGATAACAATGCCGCAAAACCAAACTTCCCTTCCTCACTATAAGTAATTGTCAAATCTTTTTTATCCATCTCTAACCCTTTAAAACTATCATGAAACTTTTTATTATTTATGATTTCTTTATCAATATCGTTAAACGTTTGTTGTATGTTCTCTTCCTTAAATCTTTCTTTCAACGAACTTATAGAAACGCGAGCCAACATTCTTGTAAAGATACTTGAACTTTTTCCTTTCAACGCCTCATCTATTTTATCAATATTTTTAAAGACATCAGGAAAATCTGTTTTTAAATGTTTTATATTTTCTTTTGCTATAGAATTATATTCACTTGATAAAAAAAGCATTTTTTCAAAATCAGAGTGTGTATTAATAATATAAACACCCTGAGAGTAGTAAAAACTAATATTGTTCTTAATACCGAAATATAGATGGTTATCATCTAATTTCTCAATACCATCATTAGTTAAATTTCCCATAAAGCCCGATGATAATCTCTTTTTCTTAAAAGCATTAAAATTATCAACCTTTATAAATAAATAATAGGGGTCATTGGTACCAATGCATACCTTTGCAATAGCTCCTTTTACATTTTCCAAATTTCCTAATACTGTCAGATCTTCACTAGGCACAAAATTATCGTCTTCCAATTTTTCTACTAAGCTCTTAGAATTATTGCGTTCATTTTTATTTAAATAATAAATTGTATCCTTATTATTTTTTAAAATATCAAATTTTTGTATTTGTTTTTTATTAAGCTTTGATTCCTTAAATGTATAAATAAAGCGTTGCAACATCGACTTACTTGTATCTTCATCTAAAGTTGCATTTGCATAAGCAAAATTCTCAATCTTATTTATACCATTTTTTGAATATTCAAAATAAAAAGAAACGCTGTAATTATTTTCTTTTAATGATTTTTTAAACAACTCTACATCCTCAGTTATACTACCTACGGATACAGCTTTTACGTTATCCTTTAATTTTTCGTTTTCCACAAAATTCATCTCCCAATATTATTTCACTATCATTCTATCAAAAAAGAGAGCTTAGCTGCTCTCTTTAATGAAATAATATTAGGTGTAGTTTAACGTCATCCCGGACAAATAATTTTGGGAGATTATTGTATGAACATCGAATTATTCGACAATATCATTATCACATTTTTATCAAGGATTGCTCATTCAACAATTGCCCATCAATTTATCATTCCTTATCTGGATAAACATGTAAGTCATCTATTTCAGTGTGAATACCATGCTTAACTAATTGAAATTCAAAACGATCAGCAAACTCACATAATGCTTTCTCTTGCTTTCGACTGTATGTTGATGAACTAATACTTAATTCCCTGGCAATGTTGTACGTCAACATCTGATCCGAATAACGGCTTAACAATATCCGTTGCGATTCCTTCGTCATATTCCGCATTGCACAGCCCACACAATCGACTACTTCTTCTGCCAGCCAAATATTCAACATTCGGCTTTCACTTCCATTGCCATGACTAGGTGCTTTAGGCATTCCGTCCATTCCAGGTGACTTCAAATCAAATCGTTGTTTCCCGGATAAAGCTAGATAGCGATCCAGCTTCTTTTCAAGAAACTCAGTAACCTTCCGTGCAGTTTTCAAACAATCTATATCTAAGTTCAAATCTGTTTGCATGATGTACCCCCGCTATCTGCTATAATAATTAAGGTTAATATTTTTGAGTAAGGACACATCAAGTGCGGTGGGTCCTTTTTATTATGGATTTTTCTTACCCATTAGGAACCCAACAATAAAAATAATCATCATTATTACTATTAAAAGAAACATTACCTCACCCCTGCAAATTCCGTCCACAATGCGGACAATAATTAAATGCCTCACTATCAACCTTAATTGGTACTTCTGTCTTAACTGATTGGTCTGGGGATACTTTAGTAACCATCAACTTCTTAAATGGAAAGCGACAATATTCACAGCAACCTTGACTAGGAATAAAGCCTTGTCCCTTAAATACAACTGTTTGGGCGTTAATTTTGATACTCATGATAATTCCTCCGCTTTGACATCGACCGGGACTGTAAAGAGTAGATTACCACTTAATTCCCGAATAGTTACGGTTTGGGTTAACTTATTATGTCCGATCACATAATATTTACTATTGTTATAATTAACTGTTTTGTTATTATTTTCGTGTTTGACCGCTTCTTCAAACGTCATTAAATATCACCCTCATTAAGAATTTGCCCAGAAGCCAGTGCTAAAGCCTCATCAGCTAATTGGTGAAGCTCCATAATACACCCACCATCAAATGCACACGGATCTGATTCGTCATAATAAACTTCGTCTAGTTCAGCCTGCTTCCTACGTAATTCAGCAAGTTTTTTATTGAATTCTTCTTTAGTTGGCATTTCATCTACCTCCAGTTTTCCCTTGCGATACATGTTTTAATTCTCTAATCAAAGTTTTCTTGTTAATCTCACTACATTGCGGTTCACCCCTACGAGCATTCACAAAACGCATCATATCTTGAGGGTGTTCCTCAAGAAAGTGTTGATAATTCTTCATGCATTCTTTGCATAAATCAATTGGACAATAATAGCTGTCTATATAATCATCGTTGACGTGCATATCTATCCAAAAATCGCCATTAGCTACGGTACCACAGACATCACAAATGTATTGAGTTTCAGTTACTTGTGTTTTCATTACTTCCACCTCTTCGGCTCTCTAGCTTTCTTTCGCCACCACTGTGATCGTAGCTAGTGTGATCATGCTCAGCCATCATGTGACGTGCTCTTGCGATCTGCCGCTTCCTGGTCCGCTTGATCGGCTTAATACGCTTGTATCCGTTCAAAGCTGCATGCCAGTCTTTACGTAGCTTAGGGGAATTTCTGAATATGACCGTAATGGATGGAGCAGCTAGCATACTAATCATCCTTGACCTCCTCAACATTTGAACGGATAAGCTCTCTAAACCATGGGATTGCCTTAAAGCGTAAGTCGTTGCATAATTGATCCAATTCTGAGCGAGTAAACTCTTGTTTCAAACTATGATTTGGCGCACAGGCAAAAACGTGGCCATGAATGTTATTTTCGCAAGTCAGATATTGTGGACCGTTGTCAGATTTAAATCCGCGTAGAGGAACACGGTACTTAGGTTCATCTTCGCGTTCGTCTAACGGTGTTTCAGCATAGGTTAATAATAGCTGGCTAAGCTTAGCAAGTTCGCGCAACGTTAGTTTCACCTCTGAAAGGTTTAATTTCACATCATCCAATTCAGTAAAGTCTTTGCCTATGCAAATATTGAATTTCATATTTTTAGTAGAAATTACAATCATATCGTAGTCGTTCATATAAAAGATAAATCCAGCGTCATTTAACTTATTAATTAATTCACTTGTTTTCATCAATATCCTCCGGTTTCACATCCTGCGGTACCGTAAACATCGGGTTGCTATTGTCTTCGTGTTCTACCGCTATCTTAAAATCCATATCCCACCAATCCTTCCTCCACAATTTTGATTGCGTCCTCAGGGGTCCGGGCAATCCCATGGATCACCCCGCGCCGGGCGAGAAAATCGTGGAACTTAATCTGATCTGGGCGGGGTCGGCCCGTCTCGGTCTTAACCTCGATGTAAAATACCTGATGATCAGACCAGCGGAAGCCATACAAATCAGGGTGGCCTTTGGGAACGCCAGTCTGGAAAAACCGGCCATCCGGTAAGCGGACCTGGCCCGCGTTAACCCGGAACACTGTGCATTGATTGGCTGACAGGGCGACGCGGATAGCGCTTTGCACTTGATGCTCAGGCTGGGTCATTATTAAAAACCTCCACCCGCGTTACCGCCTTTGTATTCACCAGCATTTGATGTTTGTCTTCAAAAATGTTATTTCGTGCGACAATATGCAGCCACCCGCCTTCAATTAATTTCGATGCAACTTCTTCAATGTCATTATCGACACGGATTGATTGTCCGTTGTCGAAATAGATAATACTTGCCATTAAAATCCTCCATTCGCCCACCCCTGACCCGTTAAAACCACAAAATATGACGCTTATGAATGACAGAACTGGCATCACTTAATCCCTTGGCGCCCAAGGGATTGGCGCCAACATGACGTTTGATGACACTTTTTTTGCGTAACCCTTTATATATATACTTATTTTCTATTTTCTTTATTACTTTTAGTAAAAAGATCTGTCATATATAGGTAAATGGACGCTGAACCCTTTGGGGCGTAAAGCTCAAGGCTACTTCATCATCCGTCATCAAACACCTCAGTTCCGTCATCCTACAACTTGTTGAAATTAAGTCGCTGATCTGGACTGATTTTTAGACCATAGAAAAATCGACCGTAAGTTAACCTTTTGTACCTATACTTCTTCTTCATCTCACGACTAAACTTTTGCTTGCTCATCAGATACTCGTTAGACTCAAGCGCCCATTCCTTGTATTTATTAAACAGATCGCCAGCTGGAGCGGTATAGTTGGTGCCAACTTCGCAGTTTTCGGCAACAAACAGTTCCAGTACGTCCATTTCAGTACGGTATTCTTCACGTTCGTTCATAATCGCTTGCGGAGGTTCCAAGCCTTCGCGCTGCCAGTACAACGCCCCTTGGACAATCCAGTTTAGGATTCCGGCACTTTCTCGCTCCAACTTATACTTAAGATCTTTGTCGACGTCTTCTTTAGCGACTTGGTGCTTAAACGGGATTAAAATCAGCCGTCGCCAGATCCCATCATCAGTCCCACGAATCAGTGGCTTATGGTTAGTCGCCATCCACAACTTAAATTGGGGTTCAAACTCAAATTCTTTCCCATACAGGTGGCGAGCGACCATCCGGTCCCCACCGCTCATCTGCTTAACCAAACTCTCATTCAACCGACTGCCTTCGTCTGATTCGCTGGAAATTACCATCCGGGCACCTTCTAAACGAGCCACGTCTGAATTAGCCGCACCACTACTACTGCGTTTAACCATGATCGTTTCGGCGTTCATCTGCTTGGCATAGGATCCTAGCACGTCAGCGATCGTGTTGATAAAGATTGACTTCCCATTCCGCCCGTTACCGTACAGGATGAACATTACCTGTTCTTTGGTCGATCCGGTCGCAGAATACCCCACTGCTTTGTGGATGTAGTGGATCAGTTCTTCGTTGCCTTCAAACGTTTCTTGCAAGAACGCTTCCCATTCCGGGGCGTCAATCGATTCGGTGTACTCAGCTTCGGCCTGACGAGAAAACATCTTCTCCCGATCGTGGTCGTGTAGTACGCCAGAACTGAGATCAACGTACCCGGAAACGGTATTTAACAGCATTTGTTCCTTGTCGAAATCACCGTGCTGGACCGCAACATGGTGCTGCACTTCGTCGAGCATATTTTTCTTCGACTTATTGCTACGGGACTTCTTTTTAAACTGCTCCCACTTTTTCAAGTAGTCTTCTTTGTCACTTTTGACCTCCGGTGGAATTTTGACTTTTTCATCTTCCATCGCCATGATCGTCAAATCGCCTAACTGCTCTACTTGACCCCGTTTGTCCTGCTCCCAATAGGAACCGTTGTAAACGAACCAAGTCTTATCAATGTAGGAATATTTAACGATCTTGCCAAAATTATCCAAGAACCGCTGGGCGTTACCCATATCGTCCCAGGAACAAGGTTGCTTAGGCTTCTCCTTGTGCTTATCAAGAAAACTTAAGTCATAGTTAAAAGTCGGTTTATCACGGGGGCTAAAGACGTTCTGCGTTTCGGCAATGGCTTTATTAAGCAAGCCAATCCCGTACGTCGTTTGCCCGTGCTTCTCATCATATTTAGACCGCATCAGACTGGATATGCGAAAGATCCGGTCCATCTGCCCGAAGTCACGGCCAGTCCAGAAGGCTAGGTCATTAGCAAAGGCTAAATCTGCTTCCGATTGCGAACTGTAGAACGGTTCCCAGCCGCCTTCCATGAAAAACCGGAACCGTTGCCCGTTTGATGACCGTTCCGCTCGCTGGATCACTTCATCATCGCTAAGATTATTCGTTAATGTTAGTGGCTGCTGGCGTTCGGGAAATTCAACGACTTTCTCACCTTGGAAATAGTGGTCATAGAGCTGTTGCATCTCGTCGTCATTCAACGATTGGATCCCTCTCTCATCGTGGACGACGTGCCCGGTGAGGGCGAAGAAACGGCCTGATTGATAAATTTCAAAGTTACCTTTTCGCCGTCGCTTGCCGGGTAATTTTCCTTTGAAGATTGCGTGGATTCCTTCGCCAGACATTGAAATTTCCATATAAGTGTCTTTAGTTAGCTCCTGGGCCTTATTGATGAAATTTTCCGGATCGGAATCACCGGCCGCCACTTTTTCTAGTTCATCGGCCACATGGTCAATATCCAAGCCAACGTAGCCATTGGCAAAGTAGAAAGCTAAACCGTCAGCATTTGGATACTTGTCCAGCGCTCGCAACGCTGTGTCAAAATCAGACCAAGTGGATTGGTCATTTGACTTACCCGGGCCGCCTGTCCATGGGTCAACGGGGATCTTGTTGTACTTCCCCCGCGCTTCGACCCATTCACGGTGAAAACAGCCCCATTGGGTTAATTTCTTTAATTCGTTTGGAATTTTCTCGTACATCGCTCAACTCCTTAATGGGCCTCTCACCCATTCGGTGAACCGGACACTGCCGTAGTTACCAGGGCTCTAAATATTGCTTGTAGAATACATACCCAACTTCATTATCTTTATTATTTTGTAAAGACCATATCTTTAAGATTTCATACTCTGGTGTAGCTTTATCTGACAGCAGACGCGGAGAAGTAAATCTTTCATCGAACCACTTAAAAAGCGATATTTTCCCATTGTTTGGTTGCCAATCCATTTCTGCCACGCCATAGCAGAACGTCCGTTTATACTCACAAGTAACTTGCGGTTCACCACCAAATAGTGCGACTTGAAGATTGTCCACATAGTATCCCTTAGGACAAGCTTCTTTCAGTTTGTTAATTTGTTGTTGGATAGTTTGCATCTTGTATCCCTCTTAGAATGGCACGTTTTCGACCGGTTGCGGTTGTCCTGCAAACGGCATTGCCCCATTGCTTGGCGTCGACTGGTTTGCAGGCGCCATCCCCTTCTTCCATTGGTGAGCCACTTGTGGGAACTTTGATGGTTGCCAGTCCCATGGTGCTGGCCGGTTAACTTTAGTCGTCGTCCCGTTATAAGTATTGTCAGTCACCTTAATGTGCATCCGCACCGGCTTCCCCTGCATGATGGCAAAGAAATCTTCCATCGTATTAATCGGCGTACCTTCCGGAATTCCAGCAGCCTTTAAGAAATACATCAAGTTATTGTTGTCGTACTGTTGGGTTTCCCGCCGCTTCCATTCATCGACCCAGAGGTGTTGATTGTGATACTTACCATTCGTTTCCGGTAAGGCTTGGTCTAAGTCATTTCGGACAATCAGATCAAAGTGCAATGATTCTGAGCCGCCCTTCGTCGCTTGTTCTTGGACGTCTTCAATCACAAATTCGTAATCGCCTTCTGGCAACGGACCGTAAGAGTTGCTGGTGTTTGAGTAATCAGTAGTTAAAAATGGCATAATTTAAATTCCTTTCTATTTTGCCCAGCCGCGTGCTTTCATTTGGTACCACACCCAGCCAGGTTTGTATCCCTTGGCTTTGGCATATTCCCGTAGTTCAGCTGGCGTGCTGAGTTCGCTTGGTTTCTTAGTGACTAAATAGTTAACACGAGTTGGCTGGAAATTTTTAAGTTCTACCAGCTCGGCTTGCTTCTCGATTTTGATTGACTGTTTTTCAACTTCGATTTTGCGCCCACAGATTGGACACTTAGTACAGCTTGCTGGGATTACGGCATAGCATTCCATGCAAGTTCGGACTGCTGGGCCAGAACTATCACCATGGCCACGTTTTTTCTTGATCCGGTCTTCCAGCGTCCACTCCCGATCGGCATTCGGTAGACCAAAGCGTTCGAAGTTTGAGACCTGGTCAATGATGATCGCCTGCTTGTGTGGACGATACCGCATCGACCGCATCGCTTGTTGAATATACAAGACCAATGATTGAGTTGGCCGCAGCATGACCACGCAAGCGCAATCTGGCACGTTAAAGCCTTCTGATACCAGGTCCACATTGCATAGCACTTTGATCTTTCCGGCTTTAAAATCACTCATAATCTGTTCGCGTTCTTTGGCTGGTGTGTGACTATCAGCATGGACAGCGGCAATGCCGGCATCGCAAAACGCTTGAGCGATTTTTTCGCTGAACCAAATTGCATGACAATAGATGATTGTTTTTTGCCCTTGGGCCTTGTCCTGCCAAGTTTTAACGACATCACCATAAATGATCCGCTTCGCAAATTCGTCCATCGATGAACTAGTAAAATCACCAGTCGATGATCGTTTCAGCATGCTTTGATCAGCTTGGTAGCCATACATCGTGAATGGTGCCAGGTAATGATGATCAATCAGCCATGGCACGGTTGGTCCCTCGATCAGATCGTCGTAAACATCTTTAAAACCTTTGCCTGACAATCGCCATGGCGTCGCCGTAAATCCTAACCGTGGCACATCATGGTAGTAGTCGTAAATAGTCCGATAAGTTTTAGCTAAAGCGTGGTGCGTTTCGTCAGTAATGATTAGGGAGGGGCGAGGCAGTTTACCTAACCGATTTTTAATTCGCCCAACTGTCATAATTGTAGTGTGCTTAAGGTCGATCCCGTCTTGCTGGAAAGTTTCGCGGATTTGGTCCACCAATTCTTTCCGGTGCACGGTAAACATGACATGACCACCCTTAGCAACCACTAGCCGGGCAATCTCCGCGATTACTACCGACTTTCCCGATCCCGCTGGGCTGACTAGCAACACCGATTGATGACCAGCCGCCATTGACTGCCGAGCCCGATTAATCAGGTCTAATTGGTAAGGATACGGATTAAACACTATCCTCACCTTCAAACTTAAATAGATCTTCTACTTTGCAGACCTTGCGATGATCAAGACGGTTCTTGGCATACATGCTATTGTCACCTTCAAGTACGATGTATCGTGACCCATCTTCCGCTTTGACAATTAGTCGGCCCACAACATCGCATAGCCCCATAACCACATTGCGGACAGAATCTCTTAAATCTGGGCTAAATTGGTTAAATTGTTGTCCGCTGGGAAGAATAATAGAAGTGGTAGATTCCCATGCCGTTACATATACGTTAAGCGGCATGTCAAAGATCCACTCAATAAAACGAAGAAAATAGTTTTTCCATTGTGCAAAGTGCTGAATTTCATTGCTAATCCCGTTTTTGCTTTCTCGTCCCCGTTCTTGCAACCAGATATTGCTAAAGTTAGAGATATCATCAAGAACTAGATTGTCGTACTGGGACGGATCAAAACTACGAGTCCATTCTTCTAAGTCTTCGATCGGTGTTCGTGCATTAACTTGCCACGCTCCAGCAACCTTTCCGGCCAAAACTTTATATGATTTCGAAAATGCGAGGACATACGTTTTACCGCTTAGGTTAGCGGCAATTGAGGTCTTACCTCTCCCTTGCTGACCATAAATCAGAATTCGCCAATCTCCATACCTACTTAACTTTTCTACATCCACTGATGGCATTTGATCACCTCGCTAATTTTCATCGCGTTCTTCCAATCATTTGATCACCACTGATCGGTTATCTTTTAGGTGCGCCCCAGGCACGGTTTCACCGGACTTGAGGGCCTTATAGATACCCGCTTTATCGCCTACGACTTCGGTTTTTGTTACCTTGTAGTCATCCGGTAAGCTGTCAAAATCATCAATTACCGTGGACGCCTTGAAGTTCCGGACGCTCAGCAGGTGATTGTCGGTTTCGACCTTTTTGATCCCGGCATTGTCTAACTCAGTCGTTAGGTATTGCTTCAGCCATTGGGCCCGTTGCAGGTCTGCCTTGGCGGATTCGTTCCAGTCCTTAGCCTTAGCTTTCTTACGTTCAGCACTGGACCGGAGTTCGTCGATCACACTGGCAATTCCGTCAGTTTTGATTTCGATCTCGTCTTTGATCGCATCTAACGTATCGACGACTGCTTGTGGGTCTAGGTCTTCACGTTCCAGCAGCTCTTTATAGGCATTGCTTAATTCGTATAATTTCACTTTTGCCACCCCATTACTTTGTTTAACTCGTCACCCCAGTAATCCAGGCGGCGGAAATACTCGCCACACTGGTCCAAGGTGATCCGTGGTGCCCGGCTCTTAATTAAGTGGATTTGCCGCCGGATTGTCAGAATCTGCTCGTCCATAGTGTTGCACCGCCTCCTGTTCAAACTGTTTGGCCATCACAACCAATTCTTCGGCTTGGACTTTAAAGTCGTGGGCCAACTTAAAGTATTCTTCCGCCGTCATCGTGCTAACGTGGGCCCGATCGAGTTTGGCACTCATCAGGACCGCTTTATATGCCAACAGGCGCCGCAAACGGCTTTCGTTTTCGTTCAATTGCATGGTATAATCACCTCGTAGATTGTTTATTTGAAGGATCCTAGTGGCCGCTAGGGTCCTTTTCTTTTTCCGGGCCGAAGAAGCCAAGCTTTTCAGCCCAGGGACTGAGTACATAAGCCAGATCAAATCCCATCAAGGGACACCAGGCAAAGATCGCCAGGATTCCCCAAATGGTGGTGTGGCCCATCATCCACGCCCAGGTAAGTTCGGCTCCCAACGCCGTATAGAGTGCTGCTTTAATTGGTTTCATTGTTGTTCTCCTCATCAATCGTTTTTAAGGTTTTTCGGATCACTTCACGTTCCAGAGCGTAAAGTAATTAAGAATACCATTGTCTATTCCTCCTCCCTAAGGTGTGGATCCAGCAGTTTCTTTCGCCGTTTCTCCGACATAAATCGGAGAAATGCTTGCCATTTATCCTCATCAACAAACGTCCGCTTACCAGTCGGGCAGATAATAGCATCTCGATATTCGGGATAAGTTCGGCATTCATCTGCCCAGGCATAAAACGTCTTGTCCTTAATGCCATAATCGACGCAAATTTCTGAAACCGCCTTCCACGAATTCGCCATCATGGTCATCACCTCCCAAGTTGTTCTTTTCGCAACTTAAGTTGTTAAGAAAAATCGCTAACTTGCATGTGTAAAGCTTTTGCAATTAACGATGCTTCGGAATAGTAAAAATCTTTGCCATTAATACGATTGAGCTTCTGATTAAAGGTACTTCGGTTAACCTTAATCAGGTCAGCCAACTCAGCTTGGGTCTTTCCCTGGCGTTTCATTTCTACCATTAATCCATAATATGGTTCGGCTTTTTCCCTAACCACAGTCTCACCCCTTTCGTCTTGTTGCGTAATCGCAACTTGATTACGTGTATTATAGTACCCCCTTCAAGTTGCGGTGTCAACAACTTATGTTGGATTTTTCCAAAAAATGTTGCTAAAAAGCAACGAAAACACTATAATAAAGGCATATGCAAGGGGTGAAAAATTATGTCTTTAGGCACGAAAATAAAAGAGCTAAGAACCGAACACAAGCTAACATTAGAGGAAATGGCCAATCAATTGAATGCCAAGAATCCTAGCTCTAACTTCAATAAAGGACGCCTGTCTAAGTGGGAACACGATACGGATGAACCACGTCTCTCTTCATTAAAACAGGTTGCTGATTTATTTGATGTCAGCATTGATTATTTCTTCGATGGTAAAGAGTCTAGTAAGGAAGAAAATGAAGCTGCTGATGTTATTGCCGCTCATATTGACGATGACACACCAGAATCAGAGCGTGAGCAAATCATCAATTTTATCGAGAACCTGAAAAAGGCTCGGAAGTAAGGCGATAGTATGAATAATTTTGAAGCGTTGGCAGCTTCTCGGCCTCAACTCAACATTATTATCAGCAAAGAAATGCCGAAGTCACTGGGCGGCTTGACCTTTATCCGCGACATTTATATCAACCATAATCGAAGCGACAGAGAAAAATACGAGATTTTGCAGGAAGAGTTAGCCCACTATGACTACACTGTGGGCGATATTTCTTCTTATTCTTCTGAAGCAGATAGAAAGCAGGAAGCTCTGGCCCGGTCAAAGGCAATGGAACGATCGGTCACGCTTAAAGGGCTAATCCACTGTTACTTTAACCACGTGTGGTCGTTAGAGGAAGTTGCGGATTACTTTGGCGTTACTGAGAAGTACGTTCAGCAAGCTATCCAGAATTACCGCAATAAGTATGGCCTGGTTTTCCGTTACAATGGCTACTATTTTGACCTGCGGAACGCAATCAATATCAGTAAAGTGAAGGAGTAAGCCATGGGATTATTTAATTTATTTCGTCATCGCAAAAAAGGTTCATCAGATACAGCTAAAAATGAACTCGAAAAACGTTATAAGGATAAGGGTTATAATACAATTCCTTATATAGAAAATAACGATGCAGATTTCGTGATTAGCCACAGTGAATTAAATGTTGGTGTTCCGAAACAGTATATGGAGCCTATCAATTTTGGCGATTTTTCATTATTGCGCGGAGAAATTATTGCCTTATGGTGGCTTAACAATCCACGCACGAATAAAAGCCGTACTCCAAAATATTTTTCGAGAGATTATGGAATTAATTTAACTGACTCCTTAGATAAACTAGAGAAACTCAATCTTATAGACAGCAATAAAAAATTAACGCCCAAAGGACTTAGTTTATTAAAATCACAAAATCAGATCGTTATGGAACATCGAGCCGTTAAAAGTTATTTTTCAGATGGATCTATTCATTATGATTTTAGCAAACTATTAAAAGGTGAAGAAAAGAAAAAAGCTATGTTAAACGATCGTCTTTATTGGTTTGATAGGTCTTTGAAAAATGGGATCAATAATGGTTACAGATTTTATAAATGGCAGGCAATGAAAAATTGCTGCGATAAATGTAAAAAGGCTAGTTTGAAAGATAACGGATACGGACCTGGAATTTATGATTACAAGCAAGCGAAAGCATTAAGAAACATTATTCATTACGATTGTCGATGCTCATTATCTGAAACTTGGGTTGACGGGCAAAATAACAATCTAATTAAATAACAGGCTGAATAAATTAGTCAGGAGATTCATTACCCGAAATGTCAATTTAAGTTAGAAAGAAAGTAGTTGCTCATCGGTGACATGCTTCATGAATACCTCGTAAGGTGTTTGATAGCCCAACGACTTGCGGGGAATATTGTTCCGGTGGCTGGACCTTTTCCGGAGATGGCTACACGGCCACCGTTGGAGACGACGGAAGCATTTCACATAACTGATTTTTGGGGGAGTAAACAAAATGAAAAAGTTAGGTTTAATCTGTGTCACCCTGCTAGTTGGGCTGTCATTGTCAGCCTGCAATAACCTGGCGTCACAGCAGTCACATAAAGCAAGTAGTAGTTCATCTACCAAGGTAGTTAAGCACCACCACAAGAAGCGTCACCAAAAGTCCCAGAGCTCGTCCGTATCTTCATCTAGTTCTACTAGTCAGACCAATCAGCAATCCCAGAGTCAGTCGTCGAGCGTCCAATCCACCCAATCTAGTGAGAGCTCGCAACCGGCCGCATGGAGTAGTCAACAGCAGACTCGTAATCAAGCCGCCCAAAATGGTGGCCCCACTACCGAGGACCAGGCCCGTGCGATGCTTGGCGGTGCTAATGGTGACCTGCAGGCAACGAGAACTTCCAACGGGTGGACCTTTTCCGGAGATGGCTACACGGCTACTGTCGGGGACGATGGGAGCATCTCGCATAACTAAAGCATCCCCCGCTGGGGCAAGGGATGGATATAAATTATTTATTGGAGGCAATTATAGTGAAAAAAGAAGTTAAAGTTATAGCAATTCCAGATGATACAAGAATTATCATTAACTATGGATATGAAGATGATGTAGATAGAGACGATTTGCCCTTTGGTAGTGAACCAAAGTATGCAAAAGTTGGTCAACAAATAGTTGTAGAATCGAAAGGCATGGAGTTGACTGACCCCGATACAAATGAACCACTAGGTAGTTATAACCCTCCAATTGATTACTTAGAAATCACTGATGTTCGTGATAAGTATTCAATTGCTAGAAAGAAAGTATCAAAAAGCCTTAACTCTTCCAGTGTCCCTCCTCTTATCAAAGAGGCCTCATCGCCAAAATTTAAAAACTTAAATGTAAATAACTCAGATGTAAAAAATATCAAGCCTGATCAAGTTATTTCAGTGGGAGATATTGTTGAATTTGTTGATTAACAAGTTGACTAAAAATAGACTATACGGTACTATAAAGGTGTCTGAGATGGGTTTCCTAGATGAGACCTGCGAAAAAGAGCCTTTCTACTGTATAGTGGGGAGGCTCTTTTTGCATGTCTAAAAATTTTAAGCATCCGTATAAATCTTTCGATGAGCAAATAGCAATTTTAAAAAGTCGCGGTGTGGAAATAAACGATTACGAATTTGCTAAAAATGCTTTAATGACATTTCCATACTACTCTATTATTAATGGCTACAAAGATATGTTCTTGAAGCAAAAAGAACCCGATATATATCGAACGGGAACTTCTTTCGAAATGTTATATCAAGTTCATTGGATTGATGTTCAAGTTAGCAATATTATTTTTAAATACTCACTAGCAGTAGAAGAACGGCTAAAAGCCCTTGTTTCAAATATAGTAGCTCGAAACTTTTCTATCGATGAAGAAAAGTACTTAGATAAAAGAAATTACAGTAAAATAAGAGCGCAACGTGGCAAAATCAGCGATTTTATGAATGCAATTGAAGATGCTAAGCAAAGCAGCAAGATCGCCCAACACTATATAGATGAAGAAGGCAATTTACCACCATGGATAGCGGCAGAAGTTATTAGCTTTGGCTCTATGGTAAATTGGTATTCCACCTTATCGATTAACGAAAAGAAAGAAGTTGTAAACATTTTCCTTCAAAGAATGCCAAAGCATGAGAATGTTACAACTGACGATAAACTGCAATTCTGCAAAATTTGTTTAGAACAAGTTTATAGATTTAGAAATCTCTCGGCCCATGGTAATAGAACCTTTAAGTTGCGGCTTAAGGAATCTGACACACAAAAAATACGTTTTTTAAAGGAGTTCTCAATTTCGTTTCTTTATAAAACTAAGAACGGGGAAGAATTACCCCGTAATGGGCTTTTTTCAATTATAGTTAGTATTATTGTACTTCTAGACGATCAATATCTTATATCTACTATGATCGATGAGCTGGAATCAGTTGTTAATACTTATGGGAATCAAAACCTTTTTAACGGTAAAAGCATCTACGATTTATTTGAAGTTGATAAAGATTTTATTTCAAGACTGCAGGAATTTATGAACATGAAATTTCCTTCATAGAAAATGATTTTATGTCCAAACCCTGATGACGTAAAAAGCTGGTAAATGAAAAAAGCCCATCCCCTACTGGCATAGGAGATGGGCCGAGGGTTGATAAAGCATTGGTCTACGCTATCAACCCTTTCATTATACACAATTAAATAATGGAGGGACAACTATGTGGATAGAAAAACGTTCCGTGCATGGTAAAACCCGTTACTGTTTCATTGAACGGTACAAATCATCATTGACCGGTCATTATCGCCGAGTATCTGTGACATACGGTAAGAAGACCCCACAAGTGGTTAAAGCGGCCACCAGGGAGTTGGAGGAGAAGATTCAGAAGGCCCTCGCAGAAGAAGGTCGCGCTGTTCGTAAAATCACCATGCAAGAACTGGAAACCAAGTTTCTGGATGACTACGAAAAACAGGTCCGATATAACACCTATCACAACGGCGAAATTTTTCTCGATGAGTTTGTTAAAGCCTGTGGACCAAGTACGCGTCCAAGTGCCATTACAACTGTGTGGTTAAACCGTTACTTTAACGATCAGCTATACCGCGATAAACTTCCTCTAACCAATGGGACAGTTAAATCGAAGAAGAGCGCTATTAATCTGCTTTTCAATTATGCTGTCAGTTTCGGCTTTCTCAGCGAGAACCCTATGGATAAGGTCAGGATAACGTGGAAGGACGAGACCGCCCGGCGCCGGGATGAGATTGAAAATAAATATCTCACCATAGATGAATACCACAGTATTATTAATGATTGCATTGATCGTAATATGCAGTACTACGCTGATGCTTTTCAGTTACAATTCTTAACTGGAATACGGTTCGGTGAATTGTCTGGTCTGCAAGTGAACGACATAATCAAAGAAAATGGCAAAGTCTACCTAAGAATCGATGGCACAATGATCTGGAAAAAGAAGCCTTATCGACATTTTCTTTCTCATGAACCTAAGACGTTCGCTGGTTTAAGAACCATCACCCTTTCCCCTATTGCTGCTAATATAGTTGAGCAACACGCACGAGGAAAAGATGAGAACGCCCTACTGTTTGCCATCAATCAGACGGCAATCACATATGATCAACAGAAGCCTCTTAATGTTAACAACGCCAATCAATATCTGAAGCGAGCTGTTGAACGACAAAAGATCGATAAAAACGTTACTACTCACTACTTTCGCCACACTCATGTTTCTGTCCTGGCAGATATGGATGTTCCACTACGAGTAATCCAGAAACGCGTTGGTCACGCTAAAGGTGATATAACAACACAAATCTATATGCACGTCACTAAACAAGCCCAAGATGACTTTGAAAATCAGATTGGTAAAATTGATAAACTTTAA